TAATTATTCTCCATACTTCTCCGTCTTGGGGAAACATAGGATAATTACTATCAATAATTGTTTCAAATCCACACCGATTAAGAAATTCCATGTCGTCAATAAAATCTTCTGTTGGATATGGTTGTACCCCATACGCAATGAAAGTTAAATCTCTATTCTGAAACTCTATCACATCATGTAAACTTAGCGCACCCGCTGCATAGTTACGACTATTCTTAATCGTTGCTGGGGCTACTACTTCTCCTGTGATTTGTACTATGTGTTTGCCTGTGCAAGGCAGAAGGATTCGAGGTACTAGAAACCTCATATTGTCTGTGATGTCGAGACCATGTTTGCCATCGCCTCGTGTTAAGGCAAGTGATAACCTGCCATTGATATATTGAAGACTTACTGCAGCACCATCTAGTTTTGGTGTAACAGTTACGGGTTCATTTCCATAATTCGGATGTTCTTCTACTGAGTATGCTTTCTGTAAAGAATACATAGGAAAAGCGTGAGGATACCTCGCACCTCTATCTTTAATAAGATCATGTCCTACTTCAGTAGATACACCTAGTTGTTCTTCGAGTCTGTCATAAGCCTCGTCAGACATAAGTGGTTTGCCATTATAGTAGGCAATCCTTGCCCGTTTGATTAGTGCTTCTAAATTTTTCATATGTATATTATACTAAAATTATAAGGACTTGTCAAGAATTATTTTATGGTAGGTATATTTGATCTAGTAAGTCTTTGAATTCTTCCTCCAAAATGCTTTTGCTCTCTGCTAACGAGAGAATTTCTACTAGTCCTTGAAAGAGATTTCTACTATTATCAAAATCAATCGGCATACTGATACCTTGATTTGATGGTTTCCATTCTTCCTCAAAATCTAAATAGTACTTTCTCAATGAGATATACTCCACATCTCGAAAGGTAGAAACTACAAGGCGCACTTGTTCGTGTTCAGTTTCTTGAATTACTTTTTCGTATATTGCGGGGGCAGTGAAGTCAATCATTCTTAATCACTCGGTTGAGAGGTACAACACTCGTAACATTCTCTGGCACAAGGATTCTATAAGAATCTGTATCCCAGCAAAATAGTAGAACTGTGTGTTGACCTTCCTTTGCTCTGTTTCTTTTCTGACGAATGTATTCTGTAGAAAAGTCACTAGTGCAAACATTGTACTTTAGTTTCCTAGAGTTTTGACTTCTATAGGTGATCACTGCGTCACCTGCTTCTTCGAGTTTAGCTTTAAGCTCCTCTTTTTTCATTGATTCCTCCAATTTAATCTAACAAAAACTCTTTTGTGTTGCTAAATTGCAGAGGTCTCTTTTATGAGATGCAAAAAACCAAGGCAGTATGCACTGCCTTGGTCAAACTATTTTTTTAACTATTTAACGCTTCAACGACACCTTTGAAGTATACTGCAGCTTTACCAGTTAGTTTACTGATAATAGCTTCATCAACTTCTTGACCTGCGTCTGACAGGGCAGAGGTAAGACTTGCTTGAGCATCAGCTACTGATACTCGTCCACCACCAGTAGATCCACCTGAGGATTTAGCTGCTGGGGTTTTTCTTACATAAACGCCTGCTTTGGTCAATATCATACGAACTCCATTTGGTGATTCACCAAGTTCGTCTGCGATGTCTTTTACAATCTCCATGGAAGTCTCAGGTGTTGGTTCTTGTTCCTGATACATTTCGACTGCTTGTGCTTTAGATTCTTCTGTCCAAGCCATTCTTTTTCTCCTGTTTTTGTTTTGGATCCATTCGTCATTCCATATGGGTTTCCAACCTGTTCGGTCGTACTGTTGCATATAAAATCTATCACTCATGTATATCCTTGTTTAAATATAACTATATTATATCGAATTTGAAACCATCTGTCAAGAAGTATTTTTCGGTATCTATAACGATTTCCTATCTTGAAAAATGCTTTTCTATGGTTGCAATCTTTTCTTCGGCATTTGCAATTTTCTCTATCTGTGTCTCGATAGCTTCGACAATCTCTGGGTGTTCTCCAATACCTATTGAGTTTCTGGTATACACCATAACATTTGCTTTTGCTACTTCTACTTCGCCTTTTAACTTGGCAATGAGTGCCTGTAATAAATAATTCATAAATATCCTTTGTCTTTTAGTGTGTCTTTTACCCACTCAACAGCATAGTAACCTAACGCAGCCCAAATGCCTAAGTTAAGTAAAAATATGCCTACTGTTGTGGGCAGTGTAAAAATAAATTCTATCATTTGTGTTTCTCCTCCCAGTCTTTCACTGCGGCTTGAATTGTTTCTTCTGCTAATACGCTACAGTGTAATTTAATTGGTGGTAATTGTAGAGCTTCTGCAATATCTTTATCTTTTATTTCTAATGCTTCGTCAAGTGTTATACCTTGTAGCATATCTACAAACATAGAGGATGAAGCAATTGCACTGCCACACCCATAAGTTTTGAACTTTACACCAAGTATACGACGATTGCCAGGATCTACTCTTAGTTGTAGTTTCATAACATCTCCACAAGCGGGCGCACCCGTCATGCCAGTTGCTACTGTTGGATCTTTAGGATCGAATCTTCCTACTGAAAATTGTTGAGGACTATTCAATACTCCCTCAAATCTATCGACTACTTCTTTACTGTATGCCATTATTTAATTCTCTTTGCGCCTTTGATAAACCCTAATGCAAATTCTTCTGCTTTCTGAGGGATCAGTAAAGGCAATACCATAAATGGTAAGAACAATGTGAATATTATAAATACTACTATAGTAGATAGTATAGGTCTTTGTACTAATATGTTATCCGTATCAATAAGACTAATTACTTTATATGAAGGTTTCCATATTTTCCACATAGCAAGTAAAGAACCTGCTATCCAAAATCCAGCTACTATCTCTAATGTTGTCATAAATATTCCTGTAAGTGTTTTAAACTTCCTATATTGTATGCAAGTCGTGGGGCGTAATGCCCTGCATCTTTTACCAATCCGAAGTATGGCGATTCACACTCTGCCATTTCTATTTCCCACAATAGATAGCACTTGCTACCATGTTTCTCAAAGTTGTGGGACTGTGTTATTTCTCGTTTTACAACTGCGATACAGTTGCCCTGTGCTGACCAAACTCTTTCGTTTGGTTCAAATTCTTCTGCAACACAAGGTTCGGGAATCATTGCATCTTTAATACCTTTGTAATCAGTATCTGGAAGTTTTTGAGGTACTCCCATCCGTTCAATAACGGCTTTGATAAAAGCTGGGGAACGATATAATGCCTTTGCAATGTCAGATACTATTGCTCCATCTAAGTAATGTTTTACTATAGAAACTTTCTCTGCTTCTGTTACGCCCTTACCTTTATTTTGTGCCTTTCTTCTAGCACGAAATTCTAATGTTTCATTGTGATCTAATATGATCTTGCTGAGACGAGTTGTATTGTATGATATATGTAATATCTCACACGCCTCTTTTTTAGTAATAGGCTTCTCTGCAGCGAGTAATTCTATTACTTTGTTGATATTTGCTTCTGAGAGTTTTTCTTCTCTTTTCTTTCTAACTGCCATCTTTTAACTCCAAATGATAGTCGTTTAACTCTTTGAGTTCTTCTTCATGCATTGCGCCTAGTAAAATAATAGCATAATGAATAACTTTGTATAAGTCTTTATCATTTCTGCCATTCTTCTTTCCAAAACGCTGTGCATACTTAATTATATTACCAATACAGAAACCTTCTCCATGTCCATTCTCAAATACTATCTCTGTAGTTTGAGTTTTTGCTTGGGCATAATGTTGTTCGTATGTATTATCTATATACTTTTTCAGTCGAGACTGAATTAAATCTTCATTAAATTTATACACGAGTTATCCTTTTTTCGTAATCGGCATAATCTTCATTCCACCAATGTGGTTTGTCTCTGTGAGACCACGCTGCGAAGGTTGCCTTGTCTAAGTGGTAATAATCTCGATAGCTTTGTATCGGATTGTCATAATCTCTAAGATCTTCTGGCATTGCCAATCCGAACTTAGTAAAACCTACCCTTTCAAGATGTACTGGCTCTGGTAGTTTGTTTACTACTTGTTCTACGGATTTGTGTAGCTTGCCATAACGATAGTAGTACTCATCATTCAATGCGTTAGCATAACAATGAACCCACTCATGATTATCCAATGACTCCCTTGCCCAGATTGTGCAGGGATGATTGTACATCATTGGAAGGTAGGGGAAGGGTCGCTCCTCTAGTGGTAAATGCTTAATTTCAGCTTTAACCTTGTTTAGAACTTCTCGTTCGTCTGCATTCAACGCACGAGGAACATACCCTAGAAACTTGTCAATGTAAATTGTTGTACAAAGAATCTGGGCAGCTTCCAGTGGCATCTTAACAATATGCTTGTCAACATGATACTGTGCTGCCTTGTCGAGATCCTCGTCTAAGTAAAATAAATTCATAAATTACTTCCAACACTTGTAAATGCCACAAAGACCATCTACATTTTCTGTAGTCTTACAATAAGGACATACCTTATCTTTCTTTGCGGGCTTGATTTTTTTAATGTCTTTGAACTTTTTCATAACTTATATTATACTAAAATTATGAGATGAAGTCAAGAACTATTTTCCAGATCCGTTAATTTTGTCCTTTGCTGTTCCAGCATACAAACCAAACCAAGCGGCACCTGCACCTACAACGATACTAATGAGACCAGACTGTTCCATAGTTGGATCTTCTAGTGCCATAAACCACATTGTACAGTAGTACAATAGGAAAATGTATACGCTGAGGAAAGCACGGGGGAATATTCTCCAAGCATCAATCATATTTGATAAAAAGATCCAACGCTGCCAAGGGTTGTCTGGCTCTCTGTTGGCTTCCATCTCTACGATTTTTGCTTTGAGGTTTGAGTTTTCCTGTACAAGTTCCATGAATTTATTAAGATCAATTTCGACCTCATTTCTACTCATATCACCTGCGAATCTTTCGTCTGCCATTAGCTAGTTGCCTTATCTTTGGCTTTTCCTACATTGATTGCAAACCAGTCAAGAACTTTATACATTTTCCCGACTAACTTGTCATCTGCTGGTGTAGGTGTAACAGCCGCTATGATTGAAGCACTCATGACTAACCATGGTATAACTTGAATCCATCCGATAACCCATTGTAAGAATCCTAACATTCTTCTCTCCTAATCCTCTTACGAGGCTCAGCCTTGTTTCAAGGC